TGTAAAGAAGTTTTGCATTAAGTTTAATAGAATTCGACATCCGTATAGAAAGGGGGTACACCCAACCTCTCGGAGGGCACTTTCCACGGCTCTAAGTCACATCAAAATCTCATGATGTTATCCCTGTGTTAGGGATTTCACATAATAAGTTACTATTTATTATTTGTCAAGTACCCTCAGACACTTGTTCAACCGCCTCTTCAGGTTCGGGAACTACTACACCAACCTGCTGAAGATACTCAATAGCACCTTGAACTTTGAAAAAAAGTTCTCTTTTATTTGTTACTTGCCCATTCAATGCTTCAATTTCTTGAGCAAGAGATTGGCGTTGTTGAAGAAGATTTACAAGATGTTCCTGTTGTTCAGTCATTTTATTAAAAAATAAATTCTTACAATCTATATTATATCATAAATACTTCAACAACACTATTTCAACTCATGCCGAGAGAATGGAATACTCCTGACAGAGAGTGTTGGAATGCATCTATTCATAGAATATTGAAGGCAATAGATAATCATACAGATTTTTACATAAAAACCGGAGATATCTGGCATGAAGAACAAGCAGAATATCTCCGTAAATATGTTTATAGATTAAAAGACTGGATACGCAGTCAAGAAAATTAGATTACATTACAACATCTTTTATAATACATTCTGCGGTCATCAAGACCATTATATCCACCATTCACTCTCAGAGTAACCTGATCTACCGTTGGATTTGTATCACATAAAGTATTCATATCGGTATTGTGCCACCAAAAACCAGCACTGGTAAATGGATAGCGAATAGCAACATATGCTACACCATCCATCACATCGGTATCCTTGATATAGTTGGCAAATGCCTGATAGTTTGCCCTACCAGTCAGTTGAATATACCCAGCACCTTTATATCTTGGTCCATCACCAGAATGAGTATTTCCAAGATCATCACGACCCTCATAATCCTCACCAGATGCTAGTTCTTCCTTATATCTTCCACCACCAGACTCATGAGAAATCTGTGAAAGAAAATGACGAATACGAGCAGGAGTAGTAATATCAAAAGTCTTCAGGCACTTATTCAGTTCAACAATTTCTGTATCTTGAATAAGTGTAGTACTACATCCCCAAATGAATGCAAGTTCCTCTTTTGAAACAAGTTGCATACCATAAACTGGTGGTTTTGTTCTATAGAGTTTTGCAAACTCTTCCAGAATATCAGGTGCTACGTGCTTTTGAAGATACTCCCATGCTTTCAGTTGCTCTGGAGTATTCTTATTGTACTTAATCGCATCTAAAAAATTAATAGTCATTTAAAGATTCTCCCCCAACCAGTTTTATCTTTACCATTCTCCAACCATCTATAAGTTAAATCAGACTTCTTATATACTGCACCCTTGCCATTGGTCACTGCGCCAGTATAACCATCATTGAGAGACCCATAAGGATCATTCACAACATAGTCACTACCTTTCTTACCAATGACTACAATCATGTGCCCGCCAGTAGGTGCAGAAAGAGAACCCCTGTGCAGAATACCAATAACGACAGGTTTGCCAGCAGATAAACTCTTATCAATATCAGAAAAAGAAAGATTGTAACTAAAGTATGACTTAATACCATAACCTTCAAGAACACGGGTCTGAACTGCGTGATCTGTTGAGTCACCAATTGCGAATACCTTTTGAATGTAGGCATCATCTCCTTGTGCCCCCTTTAGAGTACCTGGTTTTAGAAACTCAAGACACATAGCACAAGAAGAGCTGTTGCAAGTGCGATTAGCATCTCTGTAATTGTCTGTTTGAGGATAATAAGGAACTGCCAAAACTCCCGTTTGTGCAGGAACTGGTGCTTTTTCTCTGTATATCTTTACCCAATTACAATCATCATCGAGTAAATTAGTTGCGTCCAAATCCTTTTCAAGTTGCTCTACTGCAGCAACATGTTTTGGATTTTTTTCGTCATAATATTTAAAAAAGTTATGAAGATCTAAAGTCATTTTCTTCTCCTATGTACGCTAATGAAAAAATATCATGATCAGGAATATTAGGATTCAACCATTCACTAAATTCTGATTGAATTGCCTGAGCATCTTCATAGTCCTTTTGTTCACAAAGAGAGTGAATACGATCAACTGCCCAATCATGTGATAGACGAAGAGTCTTTTCCAAAGTTTCCATAATCTTTTCGCATGTAGCGTCCTAGAATATTGCTATTGTAGTACGCTGGGATGCCGTTGTCAAGGGACTCTTTCAACACATTATTTAGGAAAAGTTGTTTTGTTTCTTCATAGTTACAATCACCTTTTGTCTTATGAAGAGACAATATTTTCCTTTCGAAACATTCCTTACCATGCTTCTTAACGTCTTCTTTAAGTTCTGGACAAGATCCGTAATATTTTTTCCAATCAGATTCTTGCTTTACTCTTCTTTTCTTACCAGGATGAGTTCTGAACGACCAAAAGTACTTGCGTCCTATGTAACTTCTACCGGTGATCTTACAGTGAATATGATAAACAAATCCAAAATGATCTTCTATATGATTTGATTCAAAAATTTCCCCATTGAATCTCCATGGATTCTCATAACTCATATAAAGTAATCTTATAGAGCTATTATTTATCTTCAACCGGGACAAACCTAGTCTACACAAAAAAAGGGGACTTGTCAAGCCCCCTGAAGTTATGTTAGGATATTATCAGTTAAATGATTTAAGAGTTTTAGCAAGTCTTGCTTCTTTACCAATTGCACCTTTCTTTTTGGCAGCAGCATTTAACTTACCAGCAGGAATCTTTGTATCCTGAGGAATACCTAAATCTCTATGGAGTTTTCCTGGATGCTTAATTGCTCCTTGAATCCATTTTTCTGGTTTGGTTGCTTCAGAAAAATAATAATCAACCATATCATCCCAAGTGTATTCGGAAAGATCATAACCTTTTTCTACAAGTTGATTTACCCATGCTTCAACTTCTTCTGCAAGAAGATTTGCTTCATAGGTTTCAACGAGTGATTGGATGAAACTCTCATCAAGTTCAGTCATGAGATATTCTGCTTCTGCAATAGTATCTGCATGTCCATTATCAAACAAATACTCAAGAACTAAATCATAAGCATCATATGATTCATTTTTTTCAGACTTCTTATCATCCTTTTTATCTGATTCTTTTGGTGCTGGAGGAGTAGCAGCCTTAAATGCATTCGGATTGTTAGTCAAAGATTGATTTCCTGATCCAAGTTTAGAAACTTCAGGAGATTGAACTGAGGGGGAATTTAGTGGACGAGTTCCTGGCATATCCTTCATAAGAGGATTATCGCTCTGCTGAGTTCCTCTAGTTCTGTCTCTTTCTGCCTTGGCAGCTGCTAATTTTGGATTGGCGGCCGCCCAAGTTTTCATATCCTTTTCAGGATTTCCAGTTTGTTTTACAAATGCTGGTTTTTTTGGTGTATTGGAAGATCCACCACCACTTCTAGAAGGTGTTCCACTGCCAGAACCTCCTCCACCATTATTGGAAGGAGCAGGAAGTTTTGGTGCTGGTGGAGGTGTTTGTGTTGATGGTTTTGCATCTGATGGTGAAGGTCCTTGTCCACCACTACCTGCTCCTGCCAGTTTAGCACCAGCATAAGGTAGTCCAACAAGAGCACCAGCACCTAAAGCAGTCAAACCAACGTTTCTAGCAGTTGGACTTGTCAATGCCGCCTTAGCACTTTTAGCAATATCTTTTACTTTTGCAATTGGTTTGGACATTGATGCAGCTCTAGCAGCAGCATCAGTATTTTTAAATCTAAGTGATGCAGGAGCTCCATCAGTAGAAGCAACTTTAAATCCTGCTTTTGTTATATTGTTATTTGCTAATTTTTGATATGCTGCAGCAGTTCTTGCAGGATTACTACTAGTAGCTAGTCTCTCTGCAGCTTTCATTCTTGCAGGTTTTGAAGCAATCCTTCCTGCCAGATTAATAGCACCTTTTGCAACTTTTCCAATCAATGACCCCAAACCTTCAGAAATAGCAAAGTCAAAAATTTCTAACTGCTCTACAATATAATCTTCAGAAACTGTACTTTCTGTAAGAATATTTTCATCAAAACTTAAATACTTTTCAATAATGTCTTGTTCCGAAGAAGTCGCTAGGAATGTTATAATTGCATTTGCACTATAACCCTCATAAACCATCGATGATGAGATAGTAGAAAGTATGTCTGCTACTAATTCTGTTGCTTCCTCATCATAGTAATCAGAGTTTTCATCAAGTTGTTGAGCATCTTTATTTGCAATGTGCTCATAGAGATAGTTCATATCTCCGAAAACTTGTGTCGATAGATTAGACATTTTAATAAAACTTCTTTTCTGTATGAAGTTATTTATAAAAAAAGGAGAGGTTTCCCTCTCCTTTATCACTATTCAATTAACTTGTACTGTACGACTAGGTTGAGGTGAATTTACTTCAATAATAGTACCACAAATTCCAAGAGCAATTACTGTAGTGAAAGTGCCGATCAAAGCAACTTTTACAGTGCTAGTGGAAAGCACTTTGGAAACCAATTGAGACATGATTTAATTTTTCAGGACTCCGAAATTATAGCATAA